GTACACAGGCATCTGGACGAGTTGAGAGCCGAGCAGAGTTCTTTGCTCGCCAGACGCTGCCTGTTCCCGTCCGTGCCGTTCGGATGCCTCGCGGAGTGCAGCCATAGTGTGAAGCCATATAGTTATTATGCGTTATTTTAACCCTTTCTGCATTTGACTGTGTAAACTTAATAGCTCTTCCATCACAATAATTACCATATGCTGCAGTAGTGTCATCTGCACCTTCTAATCCATCAAAATCAAATCCACTTTCATCTCTAGTATTATCAAAAAAATTCCACATTCCAACCAAATGTGATATGTTAACTGGATCTTGTAAATATGTAACTACATCTCCCTTTGTTACAGGAACATTTCTTGGAAATACGAATCTTCCTACATCTACAGCCCTTGTTCCATTTCTTTCTATTTCTGCACTCAACAATACTCTTTGCCTGTTATTTACAAGGCAGGCAATATTGTTGGTCATGGTACTGCTGGCATTGTGGCAGATACTTCAATAGATTTAGCTCCTTCATCTCCTGCGTTGACTGCCTTGATATAATACCAATACCGTTTACCTGTAGTAGTTGTTGTCGCTGTCGGTTCAAAAAATTCAAACCAGCCTGATCCAGTATTTTCATAAGCAGAAGGTTGATCCTGATCTATCACTGTAAATGAACTGTCATCCACTCCTTTTCTAAATACTTTATAACTTACTATTGTTGAACCACCAATATCAGCAGGTGCGTGCCATTTAACTCTTATCTTAGTATTTGGTTGACTGTAATTAGACTCTCCTAAAGCATCACCACTAGCATCTACTGGATTTGCTGCAATATTTCTAGGCTTACTTGCACTATCTGAACCATAACTCACTATAACATTTCCTACTATGAATTGTAAATTACCCTGCCAAACTACAGGAGAATCTCCTGATATTGTAAATGTCATTTTGTTTACCCATCCCTCTCTTGGTGTCATATCAGGAAGTACAAGCCAGTAAACATCATTGATGTCTCTTCCTTGAAAATTACCAAGAAGATAACTTACTAATGATCCTGCCGTATTGTCTTTTGTACCACTACCATTCCAAGTAATTCCTGAACCTAATGTTGCATCTGTAAGAACTTCTCCACCATCTATATCTCCTGCATCTCTTTGTCTTATGCGTGTTGCTCCAGAATCAGGTATTCTCCATGTTATGTTTATTGTTTCTGTGTTTCCTTCCATTTTAACCAGAACGTTTTCATGTGCATCTTCCATTGGTAATGGCATTGGGGCTACTGGCTGATTCATATCAATAGATACCTGCTCAATATTATCTATTTCTAATCTTGCAGATATGTTTCTGCTGTTTGCTGTTGCTGCCGACTTTCTGTAAACGTATATTGATGGCATTAAATTCTACCTCTTCTTGTATTTGCTTCTTGTACCACAGATAATATTGTCTGTCTTAGATTATTTAAGTCTGTCTGTGAGCCTGACATATTCTGAATGTTGATTGTTATACCACCACCAAATGCACCCTTACCATCAGGTATAACTGTTTCGGAACCTCTTTCACCGAACGCATATGCTTGACCACTTCTACCAATACCAAATATAGGCTCTGTTATTCTTCCACCCTCTGCCAAACCTTTCAGATGAGTTTTTCTAAATGCAGCGAATGCCCCACCAATAAATGGTAATGTCTCCAAATGATCAAATAATGCAGATATCACACCCAACAATCCCTTTCTTAACAAATTTGGTACATCCAAAAGTTTTGTTAGTATTCTTAATGGTAATGATTTTAGACTATTAACTGAAGCATTAAGCCACATTTCAGCATTAGTTAAATGAGTGGAAAGTTGAGTCCATTTATTTTTTATCCATTCAAGAGATGTCAGAAATGTTTGGAATAATGTTTTAACGTTTGGTGCTTGATCTTTTAACCATTGAAAAACAGATTTTATAAATGGCATTTGGGCTTTGATAGTTTCCCATCCCTCCTTAACTACCTTTGCACCTTCACTTACTAACCACCTTGATACATCACCGACAAATACTATGGCTTCTTTTATGTGTGGTCTCATAGTATTTAGTATACCTGATATTGCATTATAGAACAAATCCCATGCATCAGTTAGTATTGTTTGCCCACTAGATGCAAACGCACTTGGTATTAATCTTCCTACAATTAAATCAATAAAACTAGTACCTATACCACCACCAGTACCTATCAGCAAAGCAACAAGTTTATCAACACTAAATCCTCCCTGACCTAACCCCCAAAAGAAACCAATTATTTTTGCACCGACAGTTGTAATCCAATCAATAAAACCAGCAGTCATTGTTCCCAAATCATTTCCAAGCTTAAGCATTACTGGATACATTGTAGTATACCAAGGTATAATAAATTTCCTAAGAAGTAACACAAGAATTGGTCTAAAGAAGAATCCAAAGAAATCTCCCAATGGTCTGAATATCATCATGATAGCAAACTTCCAAAGCTTAAGCATCTGTGCAAACATTGGAGATGAATCTAAAGCCTTTGCAATTATAGCACCAAGTATAACCATAGAACCTAAAGCTAGAAATACCCCCATTTTATTTTTACCTAACCATTTTGATATTCCCTCTAGTCTATCTCCTAGTGATTTTCCTCCTCCAGCACCTGTTTGACCCATCTGATAAAGAAAACCTGATTTGCTTTTATCGTATGCTTCTTTTGCTGATTCTCTTCGTCGATATATTTTAATTGCATCAGCTTGTAAGGCTTGTGCATCTGCACCTGTGCCCTTCATTGCTGATTTGTTAGCTCGTAAGAAATTTCTGTATTCGTCTGTTGCATTACTCCAAGTTTCTTGATTAAGTTTTGCTTTATTTTGTGCATCCAGAATTCCTTTACCACCTTTTAAACCACCAATAGTTCCACCAGCAGCAAATGCCAACGGTGTTGATTTCATAGCATTTGATAATAAGTTCAGTCCAGCATCAAAGTCTTTAAAGGAGTGTCTATAATCTACCATTTCTTTCTGCATGGCGAAATACGCTGCGTGCCTTTCCTTTACTTCTCGTGTCTGTTTATCCTGTTCGGCTGTTCTAAGTTTTGCTTTCTGTGTTAATCCAGCTTGTAGTTTATTTTGTTGTATTAAGAAATTCTCCTGCCTTATCTGCATTCTCTCTTGCCACTCGTAATGCTTCTTACTTAATGTCTCTACAGCAACAGCGTGTTTTAAATAGGTCTTCATCATGTCATCTAAGACATCACTGTTTTCTCCCATGGCTATCTTCCATTTCTGGAGACCAACCATCACCTGTTGTATTTGTTGTAATAACCTATCTGCTGCAGCCTGATCATCAAATGGCATACCTAATATAAATCTCTAATGTATATAAATTTACTTAAAATCCCTTCTTCATTTGGCTGGTAGTTATTCTCTGCTCTCTCTCATTCTTCTTCTGTTCTTTTACGTGTATATTGATCATATTTACTATATATGAATAGGGTAATGCATCAACCTGATTCTTATCCCAGCCGAATTCTTGTGCTAGGAAGTAGTAGAGGTCGTAGAATTCTGTGGTGTTTCGTCCGTTCCTCCGAACGTTTCCACCCAGTCCGTCAAGAACTTCCCTAAAGGGTAGTCTTGCATAACTCCTGATATGATTTGTTGAACTGTACCTGATTTTTGGTTTCGTAGTGCAACAGCATCACCAGTTTTAAATGGTGCTGTTCTGATTACTTTCATTAGAATATCCATTCTATATTGTGGTATATTCATTTTTGGTTTTGAAAAGTCAGTTAAATCAACACTTCTGTTGATAATTGACTCTATCTCGCCAAAAGTTAATTCGCTTTCATATTCAATAGTAGTCTTCGCTCCCTCGAAATCGATTTCAAATGATTTTAATGCCATACAATACTAATAATATAGGAATATATAAATGTTTATGCTACGTCTACTGTAATCTGGCACTGTTTTGCCTGCCAGTTCAATTCTTCAAATACTGGTTCTACTGGCTCTAAGCCTGTTACTGCGTGATCCATGAAACTTAATCCTGACAGTAAGATTACTATTGATTTTCCATCTTCATTATCAAATGTTAGATTGAATTCTGCTGCTCCTGAGCTACCACCTGTATAGGCATCTCCCCAAGTCTCTTTATATGTTGAACCACCTATACCTGTTTTCATTTGGTTTATTAATGCATTTACTTTATTATTGTCTCTCCATGATGCTCTGAATCTTCCAGTTATTTCTAAAATTCTCTTTATACCCCTAACTGCTTGGTTTGATCCTAACTGATAAAGTAGGTCACTGTTCTGTGTAAAGTTTACATCTGCCTCCTGTAGTTCTGCTATCGCAACAGCACTATCTGCAGTTCTAAGACTTAGTGTTCCATGAGCAAATGTAAATGGCTTTGAAGTTTCTGCTGCTGCTGTACCAAAACTAGCTGATGGTGCATCTTCTTCTCCGTAGGTTATGTCGGCTGTACAGTTTACAGTATCATTCACTGCTGCTGCAATACTTAGTGTATTTAAAACACAGCCTTTTAATGTTCTAACATCAATACTTGATTCATCTTCTAAATTAAATCCTATTTCTGTTGTAAATGTAAGACCATCATTCCTAGGTGTCTGTGTTAGATTAGGATTCATCTCTTTTGCTGCATCCCCAGCAGTTAAACCACCAAATATAGAATCAGTTCCACTTATAGTTGGTAATCCATAAATAGCCTGAAAAATATCAAAAGAAGTAGTATCTCCTAAAACGAAACCTATTCCTAAGGTTCCTGACTGTTGTCCATAAGCAAATGTCGTAGGCTCTACTTGACCTAAAGTTGCTAAAGCAGTTCTATTAGTTGTTAAACTCCAACTTGTTACGGCAGTTTTTAACCCAAATGATAGTGTTGGAGTGCCAGCTCCGTTACCATAAGTAGTTTCATAACCATATTTTACATATGCATTAGCACCTGTTCGAACCATTCTATACTATTTGAGGTATATTACTATATAAATATTCTTAAGGATCGGTTTTTCTATATGAGACAGAGATTATATGATTGTACATATTCCTCATGGTTTCACTTCTAGAATAGGATGACATAACCCTCAAATCAGTATATGGGAATGTGGTTGATCCTCTTACATTAGCCTTTATAATCCTTATTACTTCCTTGACAATGATATTATGCCTTTCCTCATTATAATATGATCTTATATCCAAGTCAACCGTCAGGTCATGAAAAAAGTTGTCTCCGTGCAAACCAAAATACTGTATGTTTTCCTGTCTTGGAGTTATAAATACAACCTCTCTTGTATCACTACCAAATCCAACACTTCTTCGTTCCCAAGCCTTTTGGAATAATGGCTCCCTGCCAGCATCTCCAGAACCACCCCAACCATTATGGAGTAAACCGAGTAAATCATCCAGTGCAGAATATGTTATTGATGTCATACTACCACCTTATGGTTTCCCCACCTTTAAGTTTTTCCTCTAGTTCAGGTATATCTCCTGCTGAATATTGATATGTTTCATCATAAGGAAATGTCTGTGATTTCCATGTATCATTAGGACTAAATGAACCCATTGCTGGTCTCATATGCTTTGTTCTTTCATTAAATTGGGCATCTGTCTCCTGTGCTGATCTTCTTCCAACATACCAAAACTTTCTTGATATCATATATGCCACACTGTCTAATAACGCAGATCTCTGTTGAGCATTTAGTGGTGTATCTGCTGTTGTTCCCTTGTGCTTGTTATATTCTAATCTTAAATCTATTGGTGACATATGAGCCCATTTTACTGTCTCTATCCATGTCTTTAAAGCCATCAGGTTTGGAACTCTACTGGCAGGTAATAACTCTCCCTCATAATATTCTGGTAATGCTTCTTGTTTCTTATCAAATCTACCTTTAACTAACACATCATCTGGTGGTTCTTCATATAGAAACTCTTGAGGTGCTCCTATTGTATCTTTAAAATATTCAATAACATCAGCAACATCCTTTAGGTCTACAGATTGTGGAACGTATTTAATTCCCTTTGGAGTCTTGACACCAATATCCCCATTTTCAGTTTCTACAGGGGTATACTGTTCTTTTCTTAGTGCAGACTTGATTAATCCATTAATATTTTCTATTAATTCTTTTCCTTTCTTCTTGACTGCTGCTACCTTCATGGCGAGGAATAATATCATTCCTCCATTTCTTACCATTATGGAATCACAAATACTTCTCTACGATTGTCAACACATCTATCAATATCTTCTTGCCATATCTTTTTAGATTCGCTGAGATTTGCTATACCGCCTGTAGGAAGTTCATCCATTCTAAAACTAGTATTTAGAATATCAATAGATACCATCTTAATAATTGCATCTTGAATATCTGCTGGAACTGTTGTATCTCCAGCAAACTCCTCTCCACCATATCTGTAAGTAACCCTAATTCTATTCTTTCTTAAAATAGAGAAGATAAATCCTCTCATGAATAATCTACCATATTCATATTCTATATCAAACCACTGGCTGTCTCCAAGTATGTCATTCCAATTAGATCCAGCTCCTTCCCAGACTTCAATCTTGTCTCCTTCAGCAGCATCAAATGTGTAGATGTTTCTATGCTGTAGGAATATAGGTGTTCCCCATCCAAATGTATAAACTAGTGGTAAATCATGAACTTCTCTTGTTACCTTTCTAGACCTCCAAGCATGACCCATTCTTCGTTCAAGCTCTTCCTCCTTCCTATTAATCAGTTTTTCAATCTGAGCCTTATTAGGGGTTGTAGTGGAAGTTATAGGTATCCTGAGGAAATCAGCTACATCGAATGTCGAGCAGTATGTCGTAACCATGCTATTTATAAAGTATTAATGTATATAAATTTACTTAAAGACAACTGTTACTTCAGCACTGCCTGTACAATCTGCATATATACCAGTTTCAAACCTTCTATGAATATTTGGATATGTACCCTGTGCTGCTGTGAAAATAGTAAATTCTGCCGTTCCACTTCCACTAGTTCCATTTTTAAATATTACCTTATCTGAACCAGAACCAACTTTTGTTAGAAAAACTCCTACAATAACACCATGATTTCCTTTTATCAGAGTATCTGAATTAAAGGATACTACATTATGATTAAGCTCTACCATACATAGTCACCAACTCTGTC